GTAAGTAATGATGGCATCAGGATAACAAATTTTTGCTATTTTAAGCAATTGACAAACGGTACCATCAGAATCATTGAATGACATAACTTCATCTACAAATTTTAAACTTTTAACGATTTCTCTACGAGTTTCATAATTTTGAACAAAACCACCTTGTGACCAAGCCATATACCAATCAGAGTGAACACCAACGATTAACCAATCACCTCTATGGTGACATTTCTTAATATAGAGTAATTCTTCAGCAGTTAATGGATCAAATGTACCGGTTATTATTATTATTCTATCTTTTGGTCGCATTATGGTAATAAGTGTGGAAATGCCTCTTTAACGAATTTATAATCTAAACCTTTTACACCTTGGTCTTTACTAAAGATACCAATGATGACTTCTGCTTCACGGGGTTCTAAAGATTCTAAAAATTGAATAAGTAATTCATTTCGTTTTTTAGGATTTAATTTATCTCCCATTCCGTCACCTTTACGGAACAAATATAATTTGCGAATTTCTGTTGATAGTTGTGTAGTTGCTAATCCAGGTAAATTAGAAGTTGGTATTTTATAATTCTCTGGCATTTCGGTAACCCACCATTGATAATCTGGATGATAGGTTAACTGCAATACATCGACCAATGTTTGAGAAAGATTCTTCTCAATAACAGCCATTCTTTCTTTTTTATTTTTTGCTAATTCAAAATCATCAAAAATTTCATATATGTTTCTCATCATTAAAATTCCTCTATTACTTCCATTAAGTTTTTTAGTTTATGCTCAATAAAATAATTCAGCAATTTGCCTTTAGCCGGCTTTGTTTCTTCATATGTATTTATAATTTTGGTTTTAATGTTTTCTGGAATGAAAGAAAGGTCGATTAAAGTTGAATTACGAATAAAATTAGACTTAATTGTTTCTTCTTGTTCCAAATAACTTTCTCTCATTAGTTTGTCTAAAACTTTTTGTGTAATAGGAGTTTGACGAAGGTCACGGACAAAACAATCGGAAGAAGAAAGAACATTGGGTATACCGTCACCTTTATCGCCACGGATAATCTTTTCTTTTAAATCCATAATTGGATTAGGAGATACGACATATTTCTTTTGTGATGGATTATATTGCTTAACATTATGATTCTGTTGCAACTGTAAAAAATCGCCATCACTCGAAAGAATCAAAATCTTTTCATGTGGTGCATGGCGAGGTACCAATGTGCCAATAATATCATCGGCCTCAGCACCCTCAACATCAATTACTTTGTAGGGGAAGTTTTCTTTGAGTTCTACCTTTAACTTGGCAAGAATATCAAAAATCATGTGCCAATCTAAATTGGACTTATCACGGTTCTTTTTACGATTTGCCTTGTAAAATGGAAAATATTCTTTACGCCAGTATTTACGGTTATCACAACATAATACCACTTCACCATATTCTGCTTTAAAATTTTTAACATGGTTACGAATGATATTTAATACCATATGGCGGATGAGGTGTTCATCCAGTTTGCCTTTTTGGTTGGCAATCTGCGCCATAAGTCCGGCAAGTAATACTTGGTTTAAGTCAACGAGAATCATAACAAACTTTCAAATAGTTTCAGTAAGAATCTATTGTATCACACTTCCTGCATTTTGTCAAACATTCGTTGTATAAACCCACCAGAAGTGGTAGTTTTTCTTACCACCATACCAAACCACTTTTGTGGTATTAAATTGGAGATGTATTCGTATGGGTCACAAAAGATTGCTTCAAATCGGTCAACATCATACAACTTATCATTTTCGGTATCATCTTTAAATAATACCACTTCATATGAATGTCCCATAGAACTTCCACCTAATGGTTCACCTGGATTTTTGAATATAGAAGCTTCTACGTGAACTTGATCCTCTTTATCGCCGGGTAGAAAAAATATTGCATCAAATGGTCCGTCTGGATCATTCTTGAGTTTTTGCATAAAGTCTAGCATTATAGTCCTTGATGTGTGATTTTCTCACTCTTACCATAATCCAAGTGTTGTAGTATTCATCCGTTTCCATAACGCCACGGATAAATTGTTCTTTTGCTTCAACATAACTACATTCGCCTTTGGACTGGCAAAGATGTAATATTTCACGGGTGAATGATTCATGACCTAATGATAACACATCTTTAGCTAGTTCGGCACTACTTCCATAGTAAGTTTGCCAATCGCTTGGTGCTTTGTACCGCTTCTTTTTACCTTTGACTTGTTTGGTTTTGGTAGAATAAAATAATTTCTTACCTATGTATTTTTTGTTATTCGCTGTATTAGTAATTAAATAAACGAATCCATAATTATCACCAATCAAGTCTTCCGTAAAATCTTTTCCCTTATACTGCCAATCTAATCGTCCCATCCGTCATTATCCAAATCGTCATCATCCTCTATATAGTCCTCGGATAATTCTTCAATTTGTTCACCACAAAACGGACAGATTTCTGGTAAATCTTGGGATACTAATTCTTCCATAAATGATACAGTATAAGTTGATTCACAACTTAAACATTCTCCTGATAATTGTTTTTGTGTCATGTTGAACCTTTAATGGGCCCAAACATCACCCCAATCTCCTGATAAAGAACCTTTGGCATAATCTGTTGCTCTATTCTCAAAGAAGTTTGTGTGTGTTGGTGCGTTAATCATTTCTTCTACCCATGGTAGAGGATTTCTTTTCACTTTAAACTGACCTTTGAGTCCTAAAGAAATTAATCTTCGGTCGGCAATATAACGAATATACTTCTTAACATCTTCTGCTGTTAAATCTTCCATTTCACCCATAGCGAATGCCAAGTCAATAAACTTATCTTCTAATTCTACCATGCGTTCAGCAATGGTATATAAACGACCTTTGAGTTCATCGTTCCAAATTTCACGATTTTCTTCTATGTATGTGCGGAACAATTTAATCATATTTTCGGTATGTTGTGTTTCATCTACAATAGACCAAGTTACAATCTGTCCCATACCTTTCATTTTGCCATGTCGTGGAAAGTTTAACAACATAATGAATGATGAAAACAATTGCATACCTTCGGTAAAGGCTGAAAATGTAGCAATATGTGTGGCTGTATTTTCTTTAGTTGTATTCTTAGAAGCAATGTCCATCACATAATCATGTTTCTCTTTCATTTCGGCATATTCCATAAACTCATTATAAGTAGTTTCTGGTAAACCGAGAGTTTCAATTAAATGTGAATAAGCAGCAACGTGTAACGCTTCACGAGCAGCAAAGCCCAAAAGCATCATCCGAATTTCGGGTTGTGGGAAATAAGGTAGATAATTATTAACATAACCACCAGCAACGTCAATATCTCCTTGGGTGAAGAATCTAAAAATGTGGGTGAGAAATTGTTTTTCTTCTTTAGTAAGTTTCTTTTTCCAATCTTTAACATCTTCGAGCATAGGTACTTCAGAATGTAGCCAATGAGATTGTTCATGTTTCAACCAGGCATCATATGCCCAAGGATAGTTGAAAGGTTTAAAGTATGTTCGTTCATCTGTTATTTTTGTATCTGTTTTTTTAATCATTCTTCTCTCTATATACTGAATGAGGAACCACAACCGCAGGTACCTTTAACTTCGGGATTGTTTATAACAAATTGTGAATTGAATTTTTCTTCTTTATAATCCAAAGTAGCTCCCATCAAATATTGTGCTGACATTGAATCAACAAATACTTTAATGGAATCTTTTTCAATTACAAAATCATCTTCTTCTTGTTTGTTGTCAAAGGTGAACTCATATTGAAAACCAGAACAACCTCCACCTTTTACTGACATTCTTAATGCTAAATTACTATTATTTGGTTCTTCGACAATTAAATCTCTAATTTTGTTGAAGGCATTATCGGTTACGGTAATCATTTAACCTTCACAAGCAATACAATCGTTACCTTGAGCAATCTGTGTCATGTCTAGCTCTTTAATAACATTTCTTTCAATTCTCTTAGACACTTTATCTGCCTTACCAATCTTTTCAGAACGGCAATAGTATAAAGTTTTTAATCCTTTTTTCCATGCCATGAAATGAATGGCGTGAATATATTTAATGTGTGCATCTGGTCTAAAGAATAGATTTAATGATTGCGCTTGGTCAATATACGCTTGACGGTCTGCAGCAAGGTCGATAACCCATCTTTGGTCAATTTCCATAGAGGTTTTGAAAACGTCACGCTCTGTTTCAGAGAGTATATCAAGGTGCTGACAAGAACCGTCATTAGCAATAATAGAACTCCAAGCATCAGCGTAAGCTTGTTCATCTGTTAATTTTTCCTTTAAAATTTTATCGAGCCAACGATTCTTATTTAAGAACGATCCCGAAAGAGTATCTTGTCTATAAGCGTTAGCACGGTAAGGTTCAACACTAGGGCTAGTATTACCCATGATAATTGAAGAAGATGCGTTTGGTGCGATAGCCATAAGGTGACTAAAACGATTGCCAGTTCCCATCGCATCAGGAGCCTCACCTCTTTCCAATCCAAGTTCTTTATTAGCAACATCTAATCCCTCTCGAATCGTTTTGAAAATACGATTGTTTGCGACTTTGGCCATGACACCTTCCCAAGCAATTCCATTACGCTGTAAGTAAGCGTGAAACCCAAGAGCGCCAATACCAATGCTTCGCTCAAGTCGAGCAGAATATTTTGCTCTTGCAATGGCATCAGGAGCATTGTCAATGAAATACTGCAAAACATTATCAAGCATTTCTGCAACATCTTTAAGAAAAAGGGGTTCATTTTTCCACTCATCATAAGTCTCCAAATTCAAAGAAGATAAACAACACACGGCTGTTCTTTCTTCATTAGTAGGTAATATAATTTCTGAACAAAGGTTTGATTGGTGAACTTTTAAACCTTTGTCTTTCAACCATTGAGGCAATTGATTATTACTTGTATCAATAAAATGTAGATAAGGTTCGCCTGTATGCATACGGAGTTCTAGAATCATCTGCCATAGGTGTTTTGCAGATACAACTTCTCTTACTTCACCTGAGTGTGGGTCTTTTAATTCCCAATCATCATTAACTTCAGGATCCAACATACATTTTTCAATGATGTGCATGAAGTCATCGGTGATATTAATACCGTGGTGAAGATTTAAACATCTTTGATTTTGGTCGCCTGTTGGCTTCCGCATTTCTAAAAAACTAATAATGTCTGGATGAGAAATATCGAGGTAAGCAGCATAACTGCCCCTGCGAGTGCGACCTTGGCGGTATGCGAGAGAACTTGCGTCATAGATTTTGAGGTGAGGCATGACACCAGTAGATTTATCGTCTGCTGAACGAATACCAAAGCCAATG